CCTATGTATAAATCTTTATGCTTAGGCATTCCACCTTTTCTTTTTTTATCTAAATCTTTTACTTTAGTAGAACCTTCTTTAATGACTTCACCAGATCCAACATCAGTGACTTTGTATCCAATTTCTTTTTCTGGATTTAATTTTATAACAACAGGTGGTTTTTTATTTTTCATAATTTATCCTTTAACAGATTTTAGTTGGTTTAGATCTTGCTAATTTATTTCCTCTGGCTTTAATCATTCCTCCACGTTTCTTAGAAACTTCTGGGGCTTGTCTCTCCATATACAAACCAATACCTTTATCAGATTCAGATAATTCTTTTTTTCTTTCTAGTTCTTTCTTTTTTAAATATCTTCGCAAATGAGTAATAGGACTTAATCCTTTCATCATAGGATATGCATTAGGAGTTTCCTCTTTCAGTTCTATCTCAACTTCAGTATCTATATTTTTCTTTGCCATATTGTTTATTAACAAATCTTAGTCGGTTTACTTCTAGCTAGTTTATTTCCTTTAGATGTTATGTAGCCACCTTTCTTAACTCCAGCGGCTGCTTGAGTAGCATCTGAAAAAAGACTTGCTGTAGGATTAGCAGCTTTAGCTACTGTTTGGGCAACTGAAGTTGGGCTCACCATTTTACTAGAAGATTTTTTCTTTCCTATTAATTTATCAGCCGCCAATGCTCCAAGTATCCCTAAAGCTAATGCGCCTAACATATATTTTTTTGGTTTTAATTTTTTATTACGCATAATATCTATATTCCTTATCTAGTTTAGGTTCATCAGGTTCATCAGAGTACGTACTAATTAAACCGCCTTGTCGATATCTTAACATAGCTTGTGTGGTGCTGTCGACATAGTCATCGTGCTGACCATGTGGAAATGCAGCACATTCCTCTATCACTTCTTCTGCCCAATGTTCTTCTGGAGCCCATACCATACCGCTTTCAAATAAAGGTGCGACAGCATTTGCTCTAGTAAATTTATCTCTACCTTTAGCTGGAACATAATCCATAACTGGAATTCCCATCTTGCGCATTTCTTGAATTAATGGTTGTCCTGTAGCTTTCGCTTCAATCACAATACTTTCTGGTTCCCAATATCGGTGCAAGTCATAAGCAACCATTTTTAATTCAGGAAAGTCCCATCTACCTTTTTGTGCATCTAATAAAATAATATTAGGTTCATATCCTTCTACAGGATAAAATATTCCCCATATAGTAATTGCTGAATAGTCGGCTGTTTCTTTTTTAGAAAACGCAGTATCTAAACTCATGATTACATGTTGTAGATTAGGTATTTGCTCACTCTTCCAAGTCTTCCACCACTCACGTTTTAATATAGCACCCTCTTCTGCAACAGGATCTTGCATATACTGTGCATTCCAATTGTGAACTGAAATAGATGCTTTTACTTTTTCTAATTCTTCTAGGTTCCAATATTCAGGCCAAACTGGGTTCCCTGATTTTAATATAGCTGGAAAATTAATTACTTTCCATTGATCCGACTTCACTTCTTTTTGAGCCTTGATGAGCCTTCCTGTTAAATCATCTTGCGCCCATCTAGTCATAACTACTACAATCGTTCCGCCAGGTTGTAGACGCTGACGAGGACCTGAACTATACCAGTCGTACGTTCGTTCCATTGCGGTGTCAGACATAGAATCTTGTTCGGTATGTGGATCGTCAATAATTAATAAATCCGCACCTCGTCCAGTAATGGAACCACCAACACCTGCAGCAAAATATTCACCGCCATGATTTGTTTCCCAACGTCCCTTTGCTTTGGAGTCCTCACGAAGTTTCACATCTCCGAAAATTTGTTTGTACTCTGGAGTATCCATTAGATTTCGAACCTTAGAACCAAACCTACTTGCAAGTTCTGCGTTGTGCGACACTTGCATAATTTTCATTTTAGGGAACCTTCCTATCATCCAAGCGGGAAATAAGTAGGAAGCGAATTCTGATTTGGTATGCCTAGGAGGCATATTCACAATGAGCCTTTTTAAATCTTTGTTAGCTATCTTAGTAAACTCATTAGCGATAATTTGATGGTGTCCCCATTCAGATTTTTTATTTGTTTTTCTATAAATGAAATCTGGCCAAACTTCTTGGACAAAAGTCAGAAAGTCATCTTGGCATAATTTTATATACTGCAGCTGTTTGCGTAAAACGATATCTCGCAATTCTTCATCGGATAATGTAACTAAATTATTATTGTTAATTTCTACCATCTTTTTGAACCTTACTAAGTTATATCATTTCAGACTATACTGCGTCTATTCAACTTGCACCTTTACACTGAATTTTGGTACCATATTTTTTTTCAACCCCTCGTTGAATCAATAAATAAAAATCGAGTTTGCGATCCTTCATGGTACCTCTACCGTGGTTCGTGTGCAGTTGTTCCGATAACTGTATACTTATCGGAAATCATTTCGTACACCTTTTGTGCTACCTTGTCCCACTGCCCATGCATCGGGAACACCGCATCAGGTACCAAGTCCTGTGGTTTTTCAACCCACGCTAGAATTCTATAAAGTTTCAGCGCTCTCTGCGAGAGGGCTATATTGCAGATCAGAACAGGTACACCGTCCTTAACATGTAGATTAATCCATGACAGCTGCCACTTAGATAGCTTAGGATAGCTGACGTAATCAGCTTTTAACTCCATCCAAAAAGACTTGCCTTTGTATACCCCATATAGGTCAGGTATACCATTAATAGTTCTACTTTCTATTCTTGTGAAACGTATATCTTTCAATGACTCTTTGAGGTGTTTCCACAATTTGGTTTCTCGTTTTTGCTCTGCCATTTTTATTAATCAAACCCTTCTTGATGAGTGTCAGAACTTTTGGGTTGTCCCTAAAGATTTGACACAACTGATTGGTGATAACATTTACCACATGCTCCTCATGTTTGTCATCTTCAAGCGCTGCACCCTCGTCTTTTAATCCTCCGTACCACACTGATGCATGGATCAGTTCGTGAAGTAATGTGTTAGCAAGATCTCTGTCAGATGTATTAGTAGCAATTGTTATTTTATTATTACGAGAATCATATTCACCAAAGTTTTCTTCAGTGAACTTACTGTCGCTGGATGTACCAACGACCACGTCAGAGAAACTAATCTTTATCTTCTTCGGTAGTAATTTTAACAGATCCGACATTGGTTCCTATCTTTCCTGTGGTCAACAGTTTCCAAAACTGTTCTTCGCTAATCGATGACTTCGGCTTCGATCGTTTTTGCGTTGTGCCCATCGATTTTTTTCGAAAGTTCTTCCAACTTTTTTTCAAGTTCGACACGACTCATACCCTCCAGACCACTTACAGTTACTTCTCGTTTATCTACAAACAAACCAGCTAACTGGCCTGATCTAAATTCAGCGTTAATTGCGGATGCCCATTGTTTATCCGAAGCAGCACTATTTGCATAATACTCAAATCTTTTGTAGCGTCTTAATTTATCTTTTTCATATACAGCTACAGCTTCAGCTTTTTTCTTATCAAGATAAGCAACTACATGTGGATGAAGTTTTCTGTTAGTTAGTCTTGCACCTATTGCAGACGCAGACTTGTCAGACATTTCTTTGCCAGGCTCACCATAAACTTCTTTAACGATATCCATTTTATTTTTTTGTCCCCAATGTTCTATGAGTTTATCAACAAACAATTGCTGCTTAGGAGTTAAATCATCAACGGTTAATTGGTGTCTAGGTTTTTGTCCCATTTATTTTTTCTTTGCTGTCTTAGTTGCTCGTTTAAATTGTTTTGCAGTAGGAGCGCCTTTAGCACCAGGCTTTCTCATTTTTTCTCCAGAACCAGCTTCAATTCGTTTTCTCTTTGCATGTATGTTTGCATACAGTCCAGGTTTGTCTACGGATAGTCCACCATATTTAAATTGTTTACTCCATTTAATTCCAACATTCCAGTCATCAGGAATTTTTGCATCCCAACTTTCTGATCCGCCAGGATATTTTACACTGCCTTTATCAAAAGATTTTCCATAACCACCAGAAAGTTTAAAACCTTCCCCAAGATCAATCTCACCCTTAACTCCATAACGTCCTGAAGTTCCTCCCACTTCCACATCTTTTTCAGGTGTTTGTTTGTAGCTAGATATATTTGCATACGGATCTATTTTAATTTTAGATTTTTTCTTTTCTGTCATAATTTTGCCCCCT